CTTGAACTATTTACAGTTTGTGTATTAAAATTATAACCAGTAACGGTTACATTTGTAAACTGTATATCTTCAGCTAAATCTCCAACTAAACTAAATGCATTAGTGATGTTGTTATTAATAAGTGTTCTATAACTCATTAAGCACCTCCACTAACTCGGACACCTCTGTTATCGGTTGTTGATTCTTCATTGTAATATTTACTTACCATAGTAATTACAGAATCTGGTAATTCTTTAAAATTATCAACTCCACTAGCAGTATCGAAGACAAGTCTTACGGCTCCTACTGTTAAGTCTTTAACTTTATTTTCACCAGATGCATTACTTTCAGCTGTTTTCATATTACTTATTAAATGAAGTGCCAACTCATAAGTTGCCTTTTTGATATCTTCTGGAATTGTACCATGAGAAGTAGTAGATCTATCATCTACTAAATCTGTATAGTAGCCTGACTTATTATCGTAATAAGTTATATCTCTTGGCCAAGATAAAGGATATGAGGCAGTAGGCGTAGCCGTTCCACCCCAATCCATATCATCGAGAATTCCAGTGGCTGTTACTAAAGCTTGTTCTACTAATGCATCTGAACTAAACCAGGTATCTGAATAAAGTCTATCATTAAAATAGTCATCAGATTCTTGTACAGTTACAAATGAATTAACTCCTTTTTGTAAAGCCATTATATTTCTCCGTATCTAATAGTTATAATAATTAACCGTGGAATATAGGGAATATACCCATTTGGTTAACATTAGTTGCATGAACTGTCCAATTAGAACCAGTAGCAAGATCAGAATTTGCAGGATATGCAGTTGCTGATCCAGCCCATGAGAAACCTTTTGGATGCATAATATTACCCCATCTTGAGATAATAGTTACTAGTCCACCACCGTTTCCAGCTAATTCATCTCTTTCAAGAGCAGTTGGATTCGTTTGTGCAATTTCAGAATAATGCACAGCAGAAGCTTTTGCTAAGTAAGAAACTTTTAAACCAGATGGTAAGTTTGCAGTTAATGCTTGGTTGTTAACAATAAGTCTAATTTTTCCACCAAGAATAGTATTGAAATTAAAGTTACCATCAACAACTGGAGCAACGTCAAGAACGTTTTGTTTTCTCATAGTGTTGTAAGTAGCAGTATCAATTACTAAGTAGTAGAAAGGCTCTTCGAATTCACCTTTAACAGCAGTAATGCCGTCTAAAAGTACATCAAAAAATGCAGATCTTTTATTTGCATTAGTCTCTAAAGAGAATAAAGCATTTGGATTTGAGCTAGAATCTGAACCAGTGTAGTAACCAAACGTGTTTACAGTTGCCGCAGCATCAGAAGCACCAATAGTAGTTGAACCAAAGATTTTATCAGCAACACCATTCATGATTGATCTTAATTGTAGATCTTCTCTTCTTGCTCTTACGCCAGCAAATTGACCGCCTAAGTAAGATAGCCCATCTACTTTAGAAATAAGTTTTTGAACTGATAATTCTTCAGCAGCAATATGATCTATATTTTTGATATAGATTGCAGATTTGTTTGATACACCCATAGTGTTTAAGTTTTTGTCTGATGCAGTTTCATTTTGTTTATTGAAACCTGTAGGATCAGAAAAATCTAACCATCTTAATGTACCTGTGTAGTTTTCTCCTGAGTCAGTGATTCTTGCGTCAGAACCAACTAAAGCAGTAGAAGTTAATAACGCTGCGTCTGCTCTATCTGCTTGTGCATAAGCAGAAATAGCTTTAGCTATGTTATTAAAGTTTGAACTTGTTACAGCCATTGTATTTTCCTTTTATTATTTATGTAACATAATTGTTACGGTTATTATTATAAAAGATTTGATCTATTCAGACCATTCACCGTCAACTTTAATGTTACCTTTTTCAATATTTGAAAGCAGTTCATCAGTTGACATCTCTTTTATAGATTTGACAGGATTGTTTCCTGATGCAGGTTTAGCTGGATTTATCCCAGTTCCTGCATTTGCTTTTACAGAAAATAAAAATGCATTATTATCGTCTTTAGCATATGATGACACGGCATCTTCAATACTTAATCCAGTTTCATGCACCCAATTTCCTGAAGCGTCTTTCTTTAAACTTCCTACAATATCTGAATAAGCCATTTTAGCTGCTTTATCAGATTTGAAGTTTAAAGAGTTAAGTTGAGTTCGCACAGCGTTATCTCTACTCAATTCTGTATTTTTTTGTTCATAAGTTTCAAGTTTAGTAGTTAATTCATTTAATTTCATTTGCATAACTTCTGAATGTTTACCTTGTTTTTCTAAGGCTTCTATTTCAGCTTTTTGTTTATCGGCTTTAGCTTGTTCAACTTGTGCCAATGCAGCATCTCGTTCTGAGTATGCAGAATCTAAATTAACTTTTATATTTTTAATTGCTTTAGAAACCTCAGCATCTACAAGAGATTTAATATCTACTTGTTCTGTTTTAGTTTCTTCTTGTTTTGTTTCTTGAACTTGTGTTTCTTCACTCATTTTTTTCTCCTTGGGACACGGCCCTTGTTATATTTATTAATGAACTTATACTTATAAACAAATATAAATTCTGTTAAATATCTACCTCATCCATATTTAAATCTACGGGATAGAATATTTCTCTTTCTTTTTTAGTCATTAGTCTTTTGTTACTAACGCATATTCTTAATATTTTAACTAACTTTTTTAAGTCAGGTAAAATTGTTGTTATATGAAAAGTTTCAAAATGAAACCTTTCTAATTTATTTATAGATAAATATTTTTTTCTGAGATTATCTAACTCATTTTTATATTCATTAATCATATAATTTATCCAATCTACTTATTAATGTATCATAAGCCTTAGTTGTGTTAGGTGCATAATGTTCCATTAGTTTTCTTTCCACTTTTCTTACTATAGGATCAGGATGTTTCATTGTAGATACATACTCAGCAAACGATTCTTTAATCATAGAATCACTCAACAAAGTATCATCATCAAGTCTGCCAATTTTTCTACGATCTAAATAATATGACAAATCATGACCATCACCTATTTCGTTTCTAGTAATAGAACCAACATAATCATTAAATTTAGTATTAAAATCAAGATCGTAACCCTTACCCCCACCTGTAGGTAACATCATTCTTTCATTTATTTTAACCTTAAACTCAAAAAGATCTTTTGAAGTTGGGGTTGTATAAATATAATTTTCTTTCCTAACATCTTTTAAATAATACATAAGATCATCATCACTAATACCTGGTATCTTAGGTTCTTTTTTAACTAAATCATCATAGTACTTATTAATTGCAATTTTATCAGTAGGGTTCTTAACTGCTTCTTTCAATTCTCTTTCAGCAGCCCTTGCTCTATTGGTTGCAACAGCTCTACGAGATGGTGAATTAGATCTTAATGTTTTATAATCAAGTGCAATATCATCACTTGCTAATTCAGAAAAAGTTTGAGGCTGAAAAACATTATTTTTTATACCTCTATTTTCTGGTGCAAGTTTTAATTTTATTGCATTTGGTACACCTAATTTACTCTTTTTAGAATTAACAAATTTATCAGTAGAAAAACCTTTAATAAGTTTTTTAAATTTATCATCATCCTTTATTACATCTTCTAAAATTCTGTAATCAAGTCTATGAGCATATTCATGAACTATAGTAGTTTGTCTATGAACTTTTGATCTACCCTTAATAGGGCCAAAATTTATTTCATCGTAACTAATAACGTCAAATGTTCCAGGTTTATATTTTTTACGTGTACGAATATAATAAGCATTCTCTCTATTAATAGCTTTACCAACAGCGGGTATAGAACGTATTAACTTAGAGTACACATCTTGTTTATCACCAAAACCCTCTTTTAAAGCCCTTAACTCTCCTCTAGTAGTATCACCAAATAAGTCTTCAACAAAAACAGGTTTACTAACTGTTTTACTAACTATTTTCTTAACAGGTTTAACCTTAACACCATTAAGTAATTCATCTAATCTACCAACAGATACTAACTTACCGTCTTTTGTACTAAATTGACTAAACTTTAATTTACCAGTATTAAATATTTCAACTCTACGTCTGTTACCTAATACAGCTAATTTAAAATTATCATCCTGTTGTTTAAAAAAATCTTCAAACTTAACCTTAGAAGGCACTTGACCGTTAAAAGACGCTCTTGTACCGCCCTTAACTTTACTTAATCTTCTTTTACTAATCCTAGAACTTTTTGTGTTCACTAAATCTTCATGAGACTTAACAATAGGTATAGTAGTAGATCTACAGTTAAAATGTTGTGGTGGTCTAACACCTCTTTTATCACCTAATCTAAATACTTTACCATCTAGATTAGAACAAATAAGAGAAGTCCTGGAATCTAATGTTGCCACATAT